GGGCGGACCGTGCGATGAAGAAGCGGCTCAAGAAAGAGGAATAATCCACAACAACAAGAATACCCTGGTAGTAAGCCAAACTACCGGGGTATTCTTATGGACTTTATGAAGTGGGATGAGCAGGCCGCCGACAACCTGGACGAGACTCCCGCCGAGCGCGAAGCGCGCCTGGCCACCGAGATCCGCCTGGATCAGGCCACCCAGCAGTTCGTGGACCAGCTGGTGGACAAGCTGATCTTATTCACCAACCACCTGTCGGGCCACACGTTCTACCCCTACCAGGAACCGTTCGCCCGGCGGCTGTTCGAGTCCCTGATCATCGGGGACGGCGCGCTGATCACCGCGCTGTTCTCCCGCCAGTCCGGCAAGTCGGAGACGGTGGCCAACTGCGTGGCCACGGGGATGATCATGCTGCCCCGGCTGGCCAAAGCGTACCCGCTGCTGCTGGACAAGTTCTCCGAGGGCCTGTGGGTGGGCGCGTTCGCCCCCGTCGATGAGCAGGCCGACACCCTGTACGGCCGGATCGTCACCCGGCTCACCTCCGAGCGCGCCCAGCAGATCATGTCCGACCCGGAGATCAACGAGAAGATCACGGCCAAGGGCCGCGTGCTGCGGCTGTCGTGCGGCTCGGAGGTCCGCAAGACCACCGCCCACCCCCGGGCGTCCATCGAGGGCCGCACCTACCACCTGATCCTGATTGACGAGTGCCAGGGGGCCGACCGGGTGGTGGTGAACAAGTCCATCCTGCCCATGGCCACCAAGACCAAGGGGACCAAGGTGTTCACCGGCACCCCCACCTACGAGAAGAACGTCTTCTACAACACCATCCAGGGGAACAAGCGCAAGGAAACGCGCCGGGGGATAATGCGGCAGAACCATTTCGAGGCCGACTGGGTGGAGGTGGGCCGGCATAACCCGGAGTATAAGGAGGCGGTGCAGCTGGAGATGCTGCGGCTCGGGGAGGACTCCGATGAGTTCCGCCTGTCCTACCGCATCCAGTGGCTGCTGGAGAAGGGCATGTTCGTCACCGGGGGCCGGCTGGAGGAACTGGGGGATGACTCCATGAAATCCCTGGTGCGTACCTATTATCACACCCCCATCGTGGTGGGCATCGACTGTGGGCGCAAGCAGGACCGCACCATCGCCACCGCCGTGTTCGTGGACTGGGATCATCCGGACCAGTTCGGCTACTACCACCACCGCATCCTCAACTGGCTGGACTTAGAGGGCATGGACTGGGAGGAGCAGTACTTCCGGATCATGGACTTCCTGCGCGGCTACCGGATCTGGAAGGTGGGGGTGGACACCAACGGGCTGGGGGACGTGGTGATCAGCCGGCTGCGGCGGCTGATGCCCGACATCGAGTTCGTGGACCTGGGCTCCTCCAAGGCCGAGCAGAGCATCCGCTGGAAGTACCTGCGCGCCCTGCTGGACCGGGGCTGCATCTCCTGGCCGTCCGGCCCGGAGGTACGCCAGAACAAGGTGTGGCGGCGGTTCCGCCAGGAGATGGAAGACCTGGAGATCGAGTTCAACGGGCCGTACGTGACCGGGCACGCGCCCAAGTTAGCCGACGCCCACGATGATTACCCGGACTCGCTGACGATGGCCTGCATCCTTTCCCAGACCGAGGAGGAGGAGGCGGTCGAGCAGAGCGTCAATTTCCTGTACGCACCTGGGATAATGAGAATGGAATCCCGGAGGTAACATGGCCACAGGCTACGGCGGCGCGATCGATTATTCTGATGACCCGATCCTGCCGCCCTGGTATGTCCCGGGCTGGACTTCGCAGCTGGAGAACAACCCGAATTACGCGCTGCCCGCGCCATCGCGCAGCTTCCCGTTCTCCAACCTCCCGGACGACCTCAACTTCGTGGAAGTGGTGGGGAATTTCGATGACGGGATGGGCAACTGCCTCGGGGGATACCTGAGCTTCGAGCAGAGCGAGAACCTGCTCTACGGCCCGGACCCGGACACCGGGCTGATGTACCGGCTGCCCAAGCGGCTGGTGGGGATCATCCCCAACAAGAACCAGAACTTCATGGCCTGGAATGCCGAGGGATCGGGGAAGTGCTACATCATCTTCGGCACGCTGGACGTGCTGCTGCTGGCCACCGACACTCCAAACGTCACCATCTTGGAGCCGTATTACAAGACCCAGCAGGCCGGCTATGTGGCCCCCACGTCCTGGGTGTACCACGTCAAAGAATACTTCTACGGCGGAATGCGTTACGATATAAGCGTACCCACAGCGGATGATACCGGCACGGTCGATATCAATTCGCTGATTATCCCGAATACATACGAGCCTAATCATGATTGGAACAGAGGCGTCTGATGGCTGTTACCCCCTGGCTCGCCAACTACCCCTGGTCTGACCCGTTCTTCCAGGAGTTCACCGTCCAGCAGTACCTGACGATCTCCGGGGTTAACCCGGCCCAGACCTACACCTTAAAGTCGCCCACCGTCACCCTGGGCGTGGTGGACCATGCTGCGGTGCAGGCCAAGATCGCGCTGGCCGCCGAGGAAGAGGCCGCCAAGCCCGCCGTCAAGCCCGCTGCCAAGGCCGCCGGAAAGGACGCTAAGTAATGCCTGCTCCGTCTCCCGCCACTGACCCGCTCTGGGCGTATAACACCCTGGGCTGGACCAACCAGGGCAACACCGGGGACATCCCGACCGGTGGCACCACCAGCTTTGACTACATCCAGGAGCCCGCGTCCCTGAGCTACTTCTTAGCCCGGACGCTGGACCCTGACCTGTCGGTCGCCGCCGGCTACACCATCGGCAGCAGCAACACCTTCTACGGCGGCCTGGTCTGGTTCCCGGGGCCGACCCTGGTCACCAGCCTGGTGTTCGACATCACCACGGTAGGCGGCACCCCCACTATCTCGTACGCGACCATCTGGAACCCGACCCAGAACAACGCGGTGCTGGCGGTCTCGGCCAACTCGACCAGCGCGCTGGCGTCGGGCATGAACACCGTCAATTTCACCGCCAAGACGGTGATCCCATCCGGGGTCTACTACGTCGGCATGTCGCTGTCCCAGCCCACGCACACCACGGTGATCAGCGGCATCGCGTCGCTTCAGCCTGAGTGCCAGAGCAACCTGACCGGCACCGCCCCGTACTTCTACCGCTTCATCACCATCACCGGCCAGACCCTGACCACCTCGCCGCCCACCATCGGCGCGAACATGCTGACCTTCATCGCCACCGGCACGGTCAACAAGATCAACTCGGGTCTCTTCTTCGGCCTGATCTAAGGGGTAGTCCGTGCCTGCTTCCGCGCAGTTCTCGATCACCGAGACGTTGAACGCATCAGCGGCGACCCTGGCGGTGGACACCTCCCAGCCGTCTGGGTCGCTGCCTGCGGGCTGGTCTTTCCCCGGTAGCTCGAACCAGGCCCCGATCGGCACCGGCATGCCCGCTGCGGACTGGATCATCATCGAGTTCGACCTCGGCCCCGGCGTGGGCTTGTGGGTGAATGCCAGCGGGGCCTTCAATGGCAGCGGCAACTCGGGCGGCGCTAACACCACGCTGGTGGCCGGCTCGTCCAGCGGCACCATGTACCTGCCCGGCGGCGGGCCTACCGCTGCCACCGGTAACTCGCCCTCGGTCCCGGGGTATTTCGTCATCAGCAATATCCAGCCCATGCCGAACTGGAACATCAGCAGCGGGGTTATCCACGAGTACTCGGGATTCGCCAAGGATGGCAGCCAGAGCATGTCGATCGGGCTGACCGCGCAGAGCGGCATGACCGGATCGCATTCCACCACCCACTGGCCGTTCGGCCCGAATTTCCTGGCGATCCTGCCCACCGGGTCGGCCACGGGATATGTAACAATCACTTTCCAGTGAGCTAGCATTAAAGGGACGAAAGGCTTAAATATGCCAGACATGACCAGCCCCTTAGCCCCGACTGACCCGTTCCCGGAGCGGGTGACCAATGTCTGGGAGGCCAAGATGGCCCCCAACGCGCCGGGCGGGCGCGGGCCGATGCGCTTCGAGGAGGGCATCGCCACCGACACCGACGTGCCGAATGACTTCGTGCTGGGGCTGCGCCAGGGCTATGAGACCAGCGGCCGGCCCAACCACAACGCCAACGTGTTCGAGAAGCCCCCGGGCGAGACAATGCGCGAGCGCGCCCACGTGGGCTCGGCATCCTGGGTGGAGGCCCCTGATTACCTGGGAGCATTCTCCGGTGGCGCGTCCAACGAGGCGGAGCGTGCGTTCGTGGCCGTCAACCGGGGCGCGGGCCTCGGCCAGCGCTACCACCGCCAGGATGCCGCCGTCATCAACGACTGATCCGGGGGAAGCTGATGCCAGGAGGCAAGTCCCCGGGGCCGAGCATCAAGCGGACCCATCAGTACGAGCGGCTGAAGGAGATCCTGGGCGGCCAGTACAGCGGCCAGGAACTGAAGGCGAAGGCGGCGGCGTTCTCCAACGCCCAGGCCAAGAAGGCGCACGGGGGGAAGACTCCCCCCACTAAGAAAGCCGCTGCTAAGGATCTTGCCCGGAATAAGAGGAAGCGCAATGGCAAGTAAGCGTCCCCCGATGAACCTGAAGCTGAAGAAGGGGGCCTTACGCAAGGCCACCGGCAACAGCCCCACGGGAAACATGCCCGAGAAGGACAAGCAAATCCACAAGGGCGACAGCGCGCTGATGAAGAGGCGCAAGGTGTTCGCCCAGAATGCGGCCAAGTGGCACCACGGCGGGAAGAAGAAGTCGTCCAAGTCCAAGTAAGGCGGCACTGGGCGGACGGCGCTCCCATCCTGGCCGCGCTGAAGGGCCTGTACGCCTACGAGGACAACCGGGCCACGGGCTGGCTGTACCTGCCCGACCGGCCGCCCTTCAGGGACTGGCCCAAGCCCTTCTGGACGCTCGGCCCTGCCCTGCTGCGGCGGCTAAGCGACGATCTCGGGGTGGTCTTCCACGCGGTGTGCTTCCAGGCGTACCGCGACGGCACGGGCTGCGGCTGGCACGCCGACCGGGACTGGGACGAGCAGACAAATAGGGTTCGGGGCCTACTTTGTGTAGACTGTAATCATGGCATTGGCAAATTTAAGGATGACCCATTGCTCCTGAACCAAGCCGCAAACTACCTGACGGCAAAAAACCATGTCGATTCTGCGGGCGACCCTGCACTGTCTATTACACCCAAGACCCCACGTATGACTTGTCAGGCAAGCTAGTAGAGGTTCGAGATTGCAGCTTCTGTGGTCAAGACCCGCCGTCTCCTCGTATGAACGTTATGAAGCAACTTCGGGAAGACGCTGGAGAGTAAGGGGGTGATGCCGTTATCGCAGAGTTCATGAGTGCCAGTATGAGAGCCGCAGGCTCCGACCTGACCATCGCGATTAGCCCGTTAGGACTGATCGAGTTGAGTGACGAGGAATTCGAGGTCCACGGACCACGTTTAACTCGTTACGCTCAGAACTGGGCTTGAATGCTTTCTATCTCGGTCACCACTGGGCCTATCGGCGCCAGATCGGGGAACCACAGCTTGTTTTCAACTATACGGCTGCGCTGAGCGACTACCTTACCAACTTCACCTTCGGGAAGCCAGTTCAGTTCCATAGCGACAAGCGCGTAGCGCATATCATTCCCGCCTTGATCGACCGCATTCTGTCGGTGGACAACAACAAGGAGCAGTTATTCTGGTCGGTCGGCAACCTTGGCTCCGTCTCGGGGGATGCATTCGTCAAGATCGCCTACGAGCCGGCCTATGCAGACCCGGCAGGCAACCAGCACCGGGGGCGGGTCAGGATTCTGGCCCTGAACCCAGCGTTCTGCTTCCCCGAATGGGCTCCACATGACCAGGAGCGCATGCTCCGGTTTAAGCTCAAGTACCGCTTCTGGGCAACAGCACCGGAAGGGACTCGACAGGTATATACATACACGGAGATTATTACGGATGACATCATCGAGGAGTACGTTAACGATGAGCTTATCCGGCAGAACCCCAATCCCCTTGGCGAGATACCAGTCGTCCACATCGCTAACAAGCCAGCGGCGTCGAGCCCCTGGGGGCTGGCGGATATCCAGAACATCCTGACGCTGAACCGGGAGTACAACGAAAAGGCTACCGAGATCAGCGACATCATTAACTATCACACGGCTCCTGTGACGGTCGTGACCGGGGCGAAGGCGGCCAACCTGGAGAAGGGGGCCGCCAAGATCTGGGGCATCCTCCAGCCTGAGGCCAAAGTGTACAACCTGGAGGGCGGCGGGGAAGGACTGCCCCCGGCGCTGGAGTACCTGGACCGGATCAAGAAGTCCATGCATGAGATGGTGGGCGTCCCGGAGACGGCCCTGGGCGAGGCCCAGCCGATCTCCAACACCTCCGGGGTGGCCCTGGCCATCCAGTACCTGCCGCTGATGCAGCAGTGGACGCTGAAGACCAACCAGTACGGCTACGGCTGGAAGAAGATCATGCGCTATGCCCTCCGGACGCTGTTCCTGGAGGAGCCCGAGACGATGGCGTTCGACCCGAACACCGATGGCATCGTGGAGGACCCGGACCTGCAACTGCCGATCGTGGACCCCACCGACCCGGTCACCTACCAGATGGACATCGTGTGGCCCGAGCCGCTGCCGGTGGACAAGGTGATCAAGCTCAACGAGATCATGATGGAGATGCAGCTGGGGCTGGAGTCCAAGCGGGGCGCGCTGCTGGAACTGGGCGAGCAGTTCCCGGATGAAAAGCGCCAGGAGTTGTGGGAGGAGAACGTGGTGGAGGCCAAGATGGACTGGGCCACCAAGATCCTCCAGGCCCAGATGGCCGCCGCCGCCGCGTCGATGACCGGCATGCTGCCGGCCCCCGATGGCTCGATGACGCCGATGAACGGGGCCGACAACACCGCTGAGAAGTCCACCTCCACCACCACCACGGCCAAGGGCACCAAGACGGTGAAGAACACCACGCCCGTGAGCCTGCCGGCCCCGCCGGCGCTGGCCGGGCTGGGGGATATCAGCGGCATCATCGGCAAGCAGGGGGGAGACATCCTCACCCAGCTGGTCACCCAGGCGTACGGCACCAAGATCCCGCAGGCGCGCAACATCGATAAGAATGCCAACGTCAAGAGCGAGTGAGCCGCTTAACCCGGACCAGTTCGCGCTGCCCCCGGGCGATACCCCATCGTGCGGCAACCGCACCGACGTGCCGAAAAGCCAGCGCCGCCATCACTACCTGGACGCCGGCAATGACATCCGCCACCGCCCCGGCACCGGGGAGTTCAAGCTGAGCCATATCAGCATCTGCGTGCGCTGCGGCAAAGATAAAGCAGAATCGGTATAAGATTGTCCTAGCAAACAGACCTGCCGTAATACCCGGGATACTGATTCGGATACCGACCGGAACCTTAACAAAGGGAAAAACAATGACGCAGACCACCGGCTATGACGTGGAAGGGGACCAGGTCCAGTCCCCGTTAAGCGTGCCCACCGCCAATCCCAGCAGCATGAATGACCAGCTGGTGTTCACGCAGGAGCAGATCGAGAAGGCCCGGCGCGAGGAGCGGGAGAAGCACCAGAATGCTCTCGCCCGGCAGAAGGAGCAGGCCGCCGCCTTGAAGGCGGAGCTAGAGGAGCTTCGCAAGTTCCGCACGGAGCAGGAAGCCCGCGAGCAGGCCGAGGCGAAGAAGATCGCGCGCAAGCAGAAGGCCGAGACCGAGAAGGATCTGTCGGCCCGCGAACTGCTGGCCAAGCGGGAAGAAGAATACCAGCAGCGCTTTGACGACATGCAGCGCCAGCTGGCCCAGCAGGCCGCGCAGATCAAGCTGGAGCGCCAGTACATGGAGCTAATGGGCTACATCCAGCAGCGGGTGGCCGAGGAGATCGCCAATAAGACGGTGGCCCCGCAGTTCAAGGATTACATTACCGGCACCACCGCCGAGGAGGTGGAAGCCTCCATCGACCTGGCGAAGGCGAAGACCGCCGAGATCCAGTCGCAGTTCGAGGAGGTGCTGACCAGCAGCCGGCGCGGGGTATCGGTGTCATCCGGCCCCTCCAACATGGGCTCGGTATCGGAAATGGGCAACCAGGAGCCTGATTTCGAGACCATGACCTACGCCGATTACGTCAAGAACCGGCAGCGGCTTCAGCCTGCGCAAAAGGACCAGGGGATTTTCAATTAAATGCTGTTACACTTTAGATAAAGGGCTCGCTATGCTTATGTATAGCGATGCCACTTACACAGCCAGAGGGCTGAAAGGAATCTAGACATGGCAGGAACGACTGCTATCACCGGGACGCCTTTCTTAGCCGCGTCACCGACGAACTATTCCAGCGGCCAGCCCCTGAGCCAGGCCATCCAGGTGATCTGGAGCAAGGAGATCTTGTTCCAGGCGATGCCAATCCTGCGCTTCGAGCAGTTTGCTGTAAAGAAGACGGAGTTAGGCGTTACCCCTGGGCTTACGGTCCATTTCATGAGGTATAACAACCTCGCTCCCGCCTCCCAGCTTGTTGAGGGCGTGGCGATGAGCACGGTGGCCCTGACCGCTAGCCAGTTCGACATTACCGTGGCCGAGCAAGGATTCGCCGTCGCCGTCACCGAGCTACTGCTGAACGCCTCATTCGATGACGTTATGGCGACCGCCGCCCGGCTGCTCGGCAGGAACATGGCGCTGTACCTGGACTCCTCGGCCAGGAACACGCTGCTGCTGGCCTCCTCCAAGCTCTACGGCTACAACAAGTTCGCCCTGGCCAACGCCGTGCGTACGCCGCTGAGCCCCTACGACCACGGCACCCCCGCTACCAGCCGCTCCGCGCTGGCTGCGGGCAACTACTCCCTCACCACCGCCGTCGTCAAGGACGCCGTGGAGACGCTGGCCACCAAGAACATCCCGAGGCTGGGCGAGACCTACGTCTGCTTCGTCCATCCCCACCAGAGCCGCCAGCTTAGGGATGACCCGGAGTACATCGAGGTCACCAAGTACGCCGCCCCCGGCAATTTCATGCTCGGGGAGATCGGCCGCCTCAGCGACTGCGTGTTCATCGAGACCACCCAGGTGCTGTCGGGCTACTACACCGGCTCCTCCACCCCGCTGTACTACGACGCCCTGTGCATCGGTGACAACGCCTTCGGCCACGCGATCTCCCTTCCGGTGGAACTGCGTGACGGCGGCATCATCGACTACGGACGTGAGCACCGCCTGGCCTGGTACGCGATCTGGGGCTTCGGCCTGATCACCGACCAGTCCGTCGTGGTCCTCGAAACCAACTAAGTAACCACCCAAACAGGCTAATCGAAGATCTAATTAGGGGATTAAAATGCC